ACAGATGGCGAAAGACGAAAAGAAAACCATCACGGTCAATGAAGTAGAATACAACTTGGATGACTTTACAGCGGAGCAATCAGTTCTGCTAAACCACATCCAAGACTTAGACCGTAAACTCAGCAACGCACAGTTTAACCTAGATCAGCTTATGGTTGGTCGTGAGGCGTTTGTTGCTAGACTTGCAAACTCACTAGAAGCTGAACCTGAAGAGACTTAAGTAAATGTCAAGAGACCTGTCCACAGCTATTAGTAGTTCATTAGAGGATGGTGTAGTCTACCCATTCTTTGCTGTTGAACTTGAGTTTGATAGCCCTAACACACTACGCCTGTGGACAGGTTATGGCACTCTAGTCTATGAGGGAGTCAGCTACTATGGTACTGGCGAACTACTGAACATTTCCACTGTAGAAGAAACTATGGAGATAGCTGCTAAGGGAGCTACACTTACGTTGAGTGCTGTTCCCGCTGAAGTTATCTCTTTAGCTTTGCAGGAACCTTATCAGGGTCGTGTGTGTAAGATCTTCTTTGGTATGTTCAGTACAGATACCCTTCTTCAAGAAGACAGTGTGAGTTATATCCTCATGCAAGATGGTGCAAAGATTGGACTAGAGGCACAAGAAACAGGTCTCACAGAAGTATTCACTGGTTACATGAACCAGATGTCTATCGAAGAAGGCCCAGAGAGTTCTAGCATTCAGTTGAGTGTAGAGAACAAACTTGTAGACTTAGAGAGACCTAGGGTAGCTCGTTATACTTCTGCTTACCAAAAAGATAAGTTTGCAGGAGACCTAGGCTTAGATTTCGTTGAGAGTCTGCAAGACCAGAAATTAGTATGGGGACGTTCTGTTGATTAACTACCAACAAGAGTTCCTTGTTACTGCTAGACCCGATGCACAAAAGCTAATAGAAGACCACTGGGAAGAGATAGCTCTTAACAAGGGTAAGATAGCCTTGAATCCTGACTGGGATGCATATCAGGATCTAGAGTTATCAGGGAAGCTAAAGATATTTACTGCTAGAGATAAGGACAAGTTAGTGGGTTACTTTGTTGTCCTAGTTGGTCCTAATCTGCACTACAAGGATCACCTGTTTGCAGTAAACGATATCCTGTATCTAGACAAAGAGTACCGTAAAGGTCGTACTGGAATAAAGCTGATTAAGTTTGCAGAGAGATGCCTTAAGACTGATGGTGTATCTGTGCTGAATATAAACACTAAGGTTCATAAACCTTTTGACGTTCTTATGGAGCATATGGGCTTCGGGTTAGTAGAGCGTGTCTACTCTAAGTATATAGGTGACTAATGGCTATTTCTGCTGCTGCAGCTCTTATAAGCACTGTTGCTACCGCTGCTACTGTAGGGTTTGCAACAACTGCAGCTCTTGTTACCCACTTCCTAGTCACTACTGCTATGGGGGCTGCTCTTAAGGCGTTAACACCTAAGCCTTCTTTTGACTTTGGAGGAGCTAATGCAGCTAACAGAGGTTATCAGGTAACCCAACGTGGTGCTGCTACAGACCATCAGATCATTTATGGCCAAACTCGTGTTGGTGGTGTAGTTGTATACGATGCAACATCAGGAACTGACAACAAGTACCTACACCGTGTCGTAGCTTTCACTGGACATGAGATCGAAGAGTTTACCACCTTCTACTTAGACGATGAAGCCTTAACTCTTGATGGTTCTGGGAATGTCACTAGCCCAAGTCGTTACAATGGGTATGTACGCATTAACTTCCATCTAGGCACTGATTCTCAAGCTGCTGATAGTGATCTTGTCAGTGAGGTTACAGAGTGGACTAACAACCACAGACTACGTGGTATAGCTTATGCATACTTTAGATTTAAGTATGATGCTGATGTATTCCCTAGTTCAATCCCAGATATCAGTGCTATAATCAAGGGTAAGAAGGTTTATGACCCTCGTAGTGATACCACTGCATGGTCTGATAACCCTGCCCTCTGTATGAGAGACTACCTGACTTCAGACTATGGTTTGTCTGAAGATGTAGAGAATATTGATGATACCCTTATTTCCACTGCAGCTAATGTATGTGACTACTACAACTATCCTACATTAACAGGAGATCCTCGGTTTACTCTTAATGGGGCGTTCTTAGTGAGTTCTGCTCCTCACGATGTTCTAACAGACTTGTCCACCTCTATGGGTGGTATGTTGTGGTATTCCCAAGGTAAGTGGCGTATGAAACCTGCTTACTACACAACTCCTGTTCTGTCGTTAGATGAGGATGACCTAAGGTCTTCTATCAGTGTTTCTACAAGACACTCTCGTCGTGATAACTTTAATACAGTCAAAGGTGTATTCAGAGGGCCAGACACTAACTACCAACCAACAGATTATACTCCTGTAACTGATGCTGATTTCCTAGTTGCTGATAATAACCAAGAGAGTATCCTTAACCTAGACTTACCTTATACTGATGACTTTGATATTGCTCGTCGTCTAGCCCTGATTACTCTAGAGCGTAACAGACAACAGGTCACAGTACAGGCTTCCTTTGGTCTTAAGGCTTTCCGCTGTCAGGTAGGAGACATTATCCAACTGACTAACTCTCGGTTTGGTTGGAGTAGTAAAGAGTTTGAGGTTATCTCTTGGAGCTTTGGTCTTCAGGAGGAGTATGATCTACAGATACACCTCACACTGAGAGAAACCTCTGAGAGTGTGTTTGATGACATCTCTGATGGTGCTGTCCTAGAGATTGATAACACAAGTCTAGATGACCCATTCATTACTCAAGCAGTTACCCTGAACACTCCTGTAGCTTCTACTAAACTGAATGCAGATGGTACGGTTATCCCTATTATCACCTTTAGTTGGTCTGTAGTTAACCCTGCCCTTGTGGAGTACTATGAGTTCCAATGGAAGACTGCAGGTGAGTCTACCTACAACTCTAGACTACTCAAAGATACTCAGTTTGTATTAGCTCCTGCTCTGTCGAATGAGGACTACAGTTATCGTATAAGGACTGTAAGCCCGCTAGGTGTTAAGTCTGCCTTTACTGCAGCAGGTTCTCCCTTCAGTACTGTAGATGACACTACAGCTCCTGCATTGCCTACAAGCATCTCTGCTGATGGTGGGTTTAAGTACATAAGCATTAGCTGGACTAACCCCAACGACAAAGACTTGAACTATGTAGAAGTCTACGAGAACAGCTCTAATACCACAGTAGGTGCAACTAAGGTTGGTGTATCAGGTAGTGATAATTTCGTAAGGACAAACCTGGGATTAAACCAGACCAAGTATTACTTCCTCAAGTCTGTTGACTTCTCAGGAAATGCTTCAGCGTTTACATCAGGAGTCTCTGCTACAACAGCCTACCTAGATGATGCAGACTTTGAGAACGGTGTACGACAACTGTTCATTGACCAAGGTTTAGACATTATTGAGCCTGTGGCATCTCTGCCTGTATCTGGAGACTTTACTGGCCAACAAGTATTCCTAACAAGTGACAGTAAGTTGTATTACTGGACTGGTTCATCATGGGATACTGTTGTTGCAGCGGTAGATGCCATAGACTTCTCTGATCTAACAGGCACCCTAGCAGATGCTCAGGTTGCAGTGAACGCCATCAATGGTACTAAGATCACTGACAACACTATTACAAGTGATGAGATAGCGGCTAGAACTATTCAAGCGGGTAATATTGTAAGTGGTACTATCTCAGCTAATGAGATCGCAAGTAACACAATCACCGCCAACCAGATAGCTGCAAATACAATTACTGCATCACAGTTAGCAGCAAATACTATCACAGCTAATGAGATCCAAGCTAATACTATTACTGGTGGCTTACTTGCTACGTCAGGTATTATCACTAGTGCAGCTCAGATTAACAATGCTGTTATCGAGAATGCCAAGATAGCAAACCTCGCTGTAAGCACTGCTAAAATTCAAGATGCAGCTGTCTCTGTACATGAGCTTGCTACAGGGTCAAGTACGTCTATATCAAGTGGGAGTAGTCATACATACAGCTTTAATATTAGTATGCCTGCCTCTGGGGACATCTCTGTAATATACCGTGTTTTTATTGCTGGTTCTATAGGAGGGGGAGATAGTATTTCGATTGCCTGTCGTCTTAGAAATGCAGCAGGTACTCAAGACACGATAACAGATACTTTAGGATATCCTCTTGCTCTTGGGCCATAT